GGCTGCCTTTGCCCGAAGCTTACGATCGAGACCCACGCGGCAGAAAAACACAGGAGAAGCAATAATGTTACAAGCAACAGGAACAAGATACGTGATTAAGCCAGTAGAATTACAAATGGAATCTACAGGTGGTATCATATTACGATCAACAGAAGACACACAATTAGCTGAAATCATTAGTGTAGGTAGTAGAGTAGAAGATGCACTACCTTTAGGCACCAAAATTGTGGTAAATTGGAATCACACGGTGCCGGTAAAGCACGAAAACGAAGCCTTGTGGATCATAGAATCAGGCGCAGTGGCCGCAGTATATGAACAGTAAAGTCTTACAGGGCAATAATGTTGACGTCCTAAAAACATTCCCAGACAATCACTTTGACAGTATTGTAACAGATCCTCCTTATGGCATTGACTTCTTGGGCAAAGCCTGGGATGCTAACACTGGTGCGTTAGAGACATATCAAGAGTGTTTACGTGTGCTCAAGCCCGGTGGACATATTGTAGCGTTTAGTGCCGCAAGAACTTACCATCATCTTGCTGTCACAATAGAAGCGGCAGGGTTCGAGATACGAGATCAGATCATGTGGATCTACAGTTCAGGCTTTCCAAAAAGTCAAGACATTGGCCGTAGCATACAACGCAGTTTGGGTGTTAAAGAAAAGAAAGCAAGACCTGACTTAAAAGAAACTGGTCGAGGATTAGATAACTTTTCACATAATATGGACGGTGGATCTAAGAAAGAATCTGGTGATCAAGTTGTCTGCACAGATCCCGAAGCCAAAGCCTGGTCAGGTTGGGGCACACAGTTAAAGCCTGCACACGAACCCATTGTGTTGGCTCGCAAACCTATCAAATTATCAATAGCAAAAAATTGTCAACATTGGGGTGTGGGTGCATTGAACATTGATGCCACTCGCGTGTTATACAATGATAAAAAAGATATGCCTGGCAGCAATAATGTAGGCAGTGATGGCAATACCTTTGGCAACTTCAACCCAGAAAAAACTGATAAAGATTTAAGCACAGAAGGCGGATGGGATCCAAATGAACAAGGTCGTTTCCCCAGCAATGTCATAGGTGACATCCCCGACTACCAAAAGTATTTCTATTGCCCCAAAGTCAGCCGCAAAGAAAGACACATTGGATATGATACATCTGGCCAGACAACTGACCCAGCAGATGAGCCAGGCAACAATCATCCCACAGTCAAACCCATTGAACTGATGAAGTATCTTATTCGGTTGATCACACCCGCTGGTGGCCGTGTGTTGGATCCATTCAACGGTTCAGGATCAACTGGCTGTGCCGCAGTGGAGTTGGACTATGAGTACACTGGCATTGAGTTAGACGCCAAGTATGTTGCAATAGCCGAAAAGAGAATTGCGGCGTGGTATGAACAAACACATTTAACAGGAGTATTCGAATATGAGCACTAAAAAATCAGCACGCAAAATAGAACACAAGAGTCTAATACATGTTTTGGAAGATGTAGTACTGTCGTTGGAAAGTCAAGGCCAAACCGAACAGGACATTTTTAGCCTGGTTAACATGGTGTTACGTGGCTTTATTGTGAATGGTGAGCTAACAGAAGAATACAAGATGTTGGCCAAAAAAGCCATTGAATTTAGAGAACGTGGTTATCAGGAAGAAACAACCAGAACCATATTAACTGATGCATCTGGCAATCCATTAATGAAGTAAGTGCTGGCTCGCATTTGGCGTGTAAGGAGATTTGGCAATCTGATTTGGAGAAATGCCAAAAACCCAAATCGAGACGCATCCTGCGATGTGGCATTAACAGCCAGCAAAATATTTATGGACAGATAAATCTAGGCTTTTTGTTGACTTAACATAAATAACTATGTACAATATGAAAGTATTGTTAACGCAGGGACAAATTCTTCTACGCACAGTAGACCTCTTTCATCCCAGGACTTATGTTTGCCGAGTAAGGCGTGGTATCGGCTTCCTTAATAGAAAGATTTGAAATGACAAAAAAACAAAAATTATTAGATCAGATTTACAACTACGAAGATGAACGTCGTGAATCAACAAGATTGCGAATTGAACGTGAAGATCAAGAATGGGCTGCGTGGATAGACACTCCTGAAGCACTTGTTGAAATAATTAAAGATCCCGGTTTGACTGTGCGTCCCAGTGATAGAGTTTACACTGGGCGAGACATTTTAGATTTGATTAAAAAAGGACGTAATCATGTGCCAGGTGCATTTGGACGTAGCAATGAACAGGGAGAACTTGAATGACAAAATCAGTATATGGTTTAGTGTATCAAGATCCTGTGCGTGGACCTGTGGTATTTTATGTTGGATGCACCAATGACGTTGCACGCAGAACACAAGAGCACGCACGTAATCCGTTTAACACCAATCATGCAGAATACAACACTTACAAATATAAATTTTGTAGAGATTTAACTGAGCTGGGTTATCCATATTATTTAGAAGTGCTGTCCGGTGAAGAAGATATCACAGATGAAGCAGACGAATACTCATGGATATTAAAGTTTGCCAGATACAATGAAGATAATGCTATTGCATTTTATGATCACATGCCGTTGACCAATATGAAGGCAGGAGATTTTTTAGAAGAGATGTTGCGTGATCGTAATGTACATACTGCTGGTCAAATAAGAACATTTGTTGAACGTAAACGTGCTGCACGTGTTGCCAGCTATCAACGTGATAACCACAATACCAGTGTGTTTAATGCCGAAGGCAAACGTATATTGGCACAAGCCAATGCTTGGCGCGATGAGCAAGCAAAAGCACGCCAAGAAAAACAAATAAAAAAGTCCACACGTGATGCAAAGAAAAAACAAGAATATGATACATGGTTAGAACAACAACGTGCAATTTTTGAACAGGAAAGAAAATGAATAGAAAAATTTATCCAAGCAATATCACTGAAGATGGTAAAAAGTTTTTAGATGCGCATAGTCGTCTGTGGCAACCGGGTGATGATGAAAAACAAGTATTACAGTTGCCAAATTTACTTAAAAAATTACAAAGGGGAAAAAGTAATGAACAAGAGATTAAAGATATCGAATAGTAGTAATGCCATTGATGCATGGGATTCTGCACGCGAAGATATTGAATTAGCTATAGATGTAGCTGTTTCTATTCAAAAAGATAACAGCAATAAATTAAATTATCATGATATTGTTCCTATAGCAAATATGCTATTGCGACAATATAATTTTTATCTAGAAACTGAAGAATTGAGTTGGATGGATGAAGAATGAAATTATCTATACATCAAATTATACGTGGTAAGCCAGCAAGTGTGCAAGATCTTAAAGGCTTTAACTATATGGAAAGTGGTGGACAACGTGTGAATCTAGGGTATGGTTGGATGAACATTGAAGCAGAATGGCCAGATGTGTTTGAACTTATTACTCAAGATGGTTGTGCTACCAGTGCTGAACTCACAGGTGATCATCGTAGTGATGCCAACTTCGTCAGCAGAGAATTACTCATGGTTGACATTGACTCAGGCATGACTATACCAGAATTGTTAGCGGACAATTTTTACAATGAATATGGTGCAGGTTTTTATGCTACACCCAGTCATAACATGGCGCATCATCGTTTTCGTATCATGTTTAGAACTGCTACTGCCATTACCGATAGTGATCGTGTTAAAAAAGTCATCATGGCCTTGATGCGTGTGTATGACCATGCTGATGTTGCTTGTAAAGATAGCACTAGAATATTTTATGGAACTCCTGAATGTGTGTTTAAGGAATGCACTGACAAGGTATTACCTGATGCCATGGTTGAAGTTTTGGTTGCCATGGAAGAACAGTTTAGAGCAGAACAAACAGCTACATTTAATTATGAAATAGAACATCGACCATTGAGCAATGAACGCAGACAAAAGATATTGGATTTGTTAAAACAAACTTTTGTTGGTAATTACCCACAGTGGCGAGACATTGGTTGGGGATTGAAAGCTGGAGGATTTAGTTTGGCAGACTTTCAATATGTAACACAAGGAATGATGCGTGAAAAGTCTGCAGAAGATGCACGTGAAGTGTGGACTTCTGGTAAAGTTATGGACACAGGAATACATTTGGGCACAGTCATACACTTTCTTAAACAAAGGCATGGTGACAAGTGCTTGTGGTCTACAGATGAGGAAAAGATTGTGGGAATGTTAAGCAGTATAGATGATAAAATTGAAAGAACAAAGGAAATGATTAAAAAATGGCAATGATAAAAACAAAAACAGTAACAGCCTATAAAAGTGAGCGTGATGAATTAAATGCAACTCTTGTTGGTTGGGAAGCCGGATTACAAAAGATTCAAGACGCAACTAGTGATGATGCATTGACCATTCGTGGCAAGATTGCCACAGTTAAAGAAAGCATTGTGGCAATTGATCGAGAAATTGAACGATTAGAAATTGCTGAAGCTAGAGCTGAACGCAAGACCAATTGGAAAGCTGAACGTCCTTTGGTAGATCAAGCCATTGATAAAAACTACATAGGATACATTATTCCTGAAGACAAATTTATCTACTGTAGAGATTATGGAGCAGGACAAAGCAACGTACAATTCAAACTGTTTAATGCCACACGTATTGTTCGTGCATTAAGCAAGTTATCGGGCATTAACATTACCAGTAGAGATCCCAATGAGATTATTGATTACTTTCAACAACGTGGACGTTGCTTTTTAGATATTACCAGCAGTTTTAATCAAAGCAAATGGAACGAAAGCGAAATCTACAACAAGATGAGTGTGATTAGAGATCACTGGTTGGCACCAGATTATGAAAATGCCGACAGCTATGATTCTACTCTGGACATTTTGCTACATTGCGTTTGCGGTGGCAAACAAGAAAATATTGAACATTTGGAACGATGGGTGGCTTACAAGTATTTGAATCCTGGTAAGAATGCCAACATTCCAAACTTGGACTTGGGCGGTAATCCCGGAGGTAATGGTAAAGGACGTTTTGTAGAACTGTTAAAAACAATCTTTACACCTAGTTGTGTGATACAAGCACACAAAGAAGAACTAGAAAAGTTCAATGCAAACTGGGAAATGGCTGTGATCTTGTACTATGATGAACCAGAAGAAAAAGAATTGGCAGCCGGCAAATTAAAACAGGCCACAGGTGCAGAAGACATGCGTATTGAAAAGAAAGGTATAGATGCCACCATGGCAGATCGTAACTATAACTTTGTGTTTTTGAGCAACAACCAATATGGTGTGGTCAAACTGTCGGGTGGTAGTGATGGTGGCGAAGATCGTCGTTATAGTGTGGTCAATACAGATTTGGTGTTGTTAGATGTGTTGATGGATTCAGGATTTGAAAAGTCTGGAGCACTCAACTGGTTGGATAACCTAGCACAAAATCTAGTTAAAGATCGTGCGGAAGTGGCCAAATGGTTAGCACACTTGATAAAGAAGCATGATGTTGAAAACATGGGCGTGCTTACTGCGCTGCATGGTGAAGATTATCGTGCCCGTTTTGAAAGCCAAAAGGATCCTAGCACAGTGGCATTTGATCATATTTTACCGGTGTTCTTGAGCCAACGCATGATCAGCCAAAGTTTGTTGGCTGAAGTGGTACGCTTGATGACAGACAATACCACGCATAAAGAGCACAATGTGATGGACAAGTTTGAATACTATTTGAAACGTAAAAAGATTGAGTACAAGGTAACTGAACGGTGTCGTTGGAAAATGCTATGGCAAGGTGAAGTGGTCAAGGATTACCAAACCAAAATCATACACTTTAAAGAAGATGTCAAAGGGCATGAGTTTGATTACAGCGCCATCAGTAGCAGAAGATGGGGAGAGAACGCCATAACTGATGTGCTTAAAAAAGAGTATTTGGTCATATAAAATGCCCAAATCACGTAACAGAATTACAAAACGTAACACTTTACGTAACAGCTTTTTCGCTATTAGCGGTATGTTAAATGCAGATCTGTTACGTTGTTACGCTTGTTACGTGATTTTTAAGTTGCTGTAAAAACTAGATTTTTGTAGTAAATGTTGTGTATGCACTGGGCCGTTCTTAAATACCCATATGAATCAAGCCAAAGAAATACGAGTAAATGGTAAGACCTACAACATTAAAGAATTGTTGCGCATGCGCGAACAAAATCGTGCCAATCATAATTTGCGTACTGGACGCACCACAAGTGCCACAGCGCCTGCTAGAATGAAATATGCACTAGAAGAACGTGTTTGGCAAGCCCAAAATACCTGGCAAACAACAGCCAAACGCTATGGGATATCTGAACAGCAGGCACGTGCTCGTCAATGGCAAGCTAGAGAAATATTGGCAAAATTAGGCATTGACTGGACTAGTGAAGAATAGTATACTAACAACTTGTTTATGCCGTGCCCTGTAACTCGAATCTCCTGGTTTTAGTTGACACAACAGGGTTGGAAAGGACTGTAATGGTGCAGTCCTTTTCTTTTGAGTGCAGAAGCCACCCCACTCTGAAAAGGATTCAGAAAATTTCTCGCATAAATAAATGCATGGAAAAGAAAAAGATTGTGCCCATCCCAGGCAAGAACGGTGGAGCAAGACCCGGAGCTGGTAGACCCAAGGGATCTACCAACAAAGTCACCATGGACTCCATATTACAAAACCTTGACCAACACCTTGGGCGTAGTTATGCTGAACAAATAGCCATCAACTACTCCACAGCTATCTCACGCAGCGATTGGTCAGGAGTTAGAGATTACGATAGAGTACTGTTGGGCAAAGTTGTTGCTGACAAGTTGGAAGTGGAATCAACCACCAGCGATGATGCTGTGCAACAGCGTGCTGAAGCATTTGCTGAAGCACTCACAGCCTTAACCCTGGCCAGCCAGAAAACAACAAAAGGTAAATAATCATATGCCATTAGTGAAAAGCACAACAAAAAAGGCATTCCAAAAGAATGTCAAACGAGAAATAGCAGCAGGTCGGCCACCCAAGCAAGCCGTTGCTATAGCTTATGCAACTAAACGTGCAGCTGGCAAGAAGACAAAGAAATGAAACCCAAGATCAAAGGGGTCGTAACAATGAACCCCTCGTCCTCGGTTATGAAGCAAGGTAGTGCCAAGGCTCGTCGTGCAGTTACTGAAGATGTGCCAGGATTTAAGCGGGTTAAACGACCCACAGTAACTAAGGCCATGAAGCCAAAAGGAAAAACAAAATGAAGAATCGAGCAAGTGATAGTAATTTAGACTTTGCGGGCATGGCCGGTACAGGCGTAGGTCCAGCAAGTCGTTCAGGTGTTTGCGCCAATCCATACTCAATCGGCGACAAGGCATTGAGTCAGAATTATGGTTCAGGTCCACGTCGAGGCAATGCCAGTTCAGCGGCCATGAGCTTGGGTGCTCCCCCTGCCCGGAAGACCATAGCAACTGCTGCTCAAGGCGGTCGTATCAATGGCGGTGCTGAAGCCAAGTGTCCTGCCAATCCAGGCAAGATCAATGCAGGCGCAGGTCCACGTAAAGGAAACATGTAACATGGCCGGATACATTCCATTACCAAAAAACAAAACAGTCAGCATCGCAGCTACAACAACCAGCTCCAGTACATATCTAGACGTTGGCCAATCAGACTCTGTTACCAACATCCTGGTAACCAATGTTGACCCAACCAATGTTGCATTTGTTAACTGGAGCACCAATGGCACCAGCACAGCAACCACAGCTGGGTTTCCAGTACCTCCATACTATCCTACTGTGATTCAGATCAATAGTCCAAACGTATTTGATAGCAACGTTACAATCAGTGCTATCACAGCAGTGGGCACAGCAACAATATACATAACACCAATAGTATACTTAGGTTAAGGAACAATATGAAAATGCAAAAAGGTAATCCAAAAAGTACTGACAAAGTAAATCAGTCACAAGGTCCACGTACAGGCAATGCAGGCACAATGAGCAAGCG